AAGCTACGCCCACTGCTGCGAGGGACTGATTTTGGTGTCGCTCACGGCCTGTTGAAGGCTCGTGACATCAGTCGGTTTACAAAGGAACCCACCTGGCAAGGTGGTCCTCGCAGTACTTCTGAACGGAACGACCAGAGTGGTTGTTTCTACTCTAGTCGTTGGGATGTGAGTTGGATGGGAAAGTTCAGAGAGCTGAGCAAGACCTTCCACAGTTCTTCTGTGGGTTTTGGTGGCGCTCAGTACTCTTATTCCCGATCGTACTGCACAGAATCGCAGTCGATGACGTCCATCTCACATGCTCCGAACCACCTTCATTTAGGTGGTTCGAGTGACGTTGGTGGCCCCTTCTACAGCATGAAGCTGAAGTGGGGTGGCCTTCCGGCCCCGATCGCCCTACAGGGTGATCTTACACCAAGCGACTTTGGAGTTCGCTCCAAAGGGATCCTTGTTCCGCCTATCCTAGATCAGGAGATGCGGACAGGAGCCTATGGTACTCCGGTTCTTCTGGAGTCGTTGAATCCTGGCGCTGAGAGCGAGAGCTCAATGCTTGCCATGGGTGCAACCGCCATTTCGCGTGTCGCTCCTACCAATCCCGTCTGGGACGGTGCATCGGCAATCGCTGAGATGTATGGAGAGGGGAAACTTCTTCCGAAGACCCCACTCGCGAACTCCAAGGGTCACATCTTGAATTCTAAGGGTGACCTCAAGGACTTCAACATCGCCAACGAGTTCCTGAACATTCAGTTCGGGTACTTGCCGCTCGCTTCAGATATCCTCTCTCTCCGCGATACTGCTGAGAAGAGCGAGAAGATCCTTTCTCAACTCGAGAAGGATTCGGGAAGGACCATTCGCCGACAGTACGAGTTCCCTGAACAGGAACTTGCGGGCCGAGGCCCGTATGGAGACACTGGTAGCTACCCGGTTATGCTGGGTGGAGCCGTGCCTTCCGCGTACGAAGTCGGACGTGGTACCTGGAGCCTGTCGTACAAGCGGACCAGATCTCGTAGATTTTCTGGCGCATTCACGTACCATCTTCCCCCTAAGGGGACGTGGAGGCGAAAGATGTCTGAGCTCGACCACCTATATGGTGTTCGGCCGGGCATTGACACCGCTTGGAACGCAGTCCCGTTTAGCTGGCTTGCAGACTACTATGGCAACATGGGTGATGTTCTTAAGAACATCACCGCATTCGCCCAAGATGGTCTGGTCCTCAAGTATGGTTACCTAACTTCGGTGACCGAGGATCTTGGTACGTGGAATTGGGATTATCCCGTTCGCCGTGATGGCGATCGGAATACCTGGACTACGTACCGCGGCACGATGCAGATCTCTTGCAGAACTGTTAATCGTGTGCCAGCTAACCCGTATGGCTTTGGCCCTACTGGAGTTCCCCTCACGGGGCGCCAGAAGGCCATTGTTGCGGCACTCGGCCTTAGCCGAGTGTGACACCAGTTCTTCATGCAATCCTGCATGAAGGAACACCTCAACATCGTCGTGAGACGAAGTAAGGAGCTCCCGCGATATGTTCGCAGAGCCTCAGTCCGTGACCGTCAACGCGGTGGCAAGTTCGCTGCCGCGTGTCTCCTTCGGTGATCGTAAGGGGGTCTTTGCCACCTCAATTGGTGACAAGGTCCTCACGATCGCGCACGACATCAAGTCGCGCAACCGACGGAACGTTCGATTGGACTTCGCCAAGACTGCCGCTGACCCGCTCCAGGATGGAGTGAGCAAGCAGTACACCATGTCTGCCTACGTTGTCGTCGACCACCCAAAGGTGGGCTTTGACAACACTGAGGTTAAGAACAACCTCAAGGCGCTGGTGGATTACCTGGCCGTCGCCGGCAATCTGGATAAGATTGTTGGCGGCGAGTCCTAGGACTGTGAGCGGCCCTTTCACAAGGGCCGCTCATTGTTTCACCCGGATAGCTTTCGGCGCTCTGCTAGTAATAGCAGATCCCCAACAGGCATACCGGGCAAAGGCTCTGCAGAAACTCTGCGGATCCACTACCTCTTTGAAAGGGGAGTAGGATGAAGAACCGTTTCGAGCTCTGGCAACAGGCCCTCGTTGAATTGGGGGCCAGATGCTCAGTTAGTACCGCTGACGACATTAATACCGTCGTCAGTCGCATGAAGCACGAAGGAGATGCTTTCTTCGACATCACCCTTCCGAAATTCGGAAAGGATTTTGAGCGCGCCTTGGCGTACTCTGCTGTTGTCGAAGGGCTCTTCGTTGGCTGGAAGCGCAGGGAACCACTTGATGGGGAATTTCTTCCCATCGTTGTGGATCCTTCGCGCCCACCGCTTCCGAAGCTCTCCCCCAGCGGGGGTATGCTTGACGGGGTTGTTTACCCGTTCTCGCACGCTTCCGAGCAGTCCCGTAACTGGGACGCACTCACCGGTAAGTTCTCCGGTGAGCTGGAGACCCGCATGCTCCCTAGTTTTCTAGGGGGCTTCTTGCAGGTAGTGTTCCATGCTGGAACTGGCTTGCTTCTCCACACTGAGTCTCCGTCGCAAGACGAGACTTTTGATCCAGATCATGTGCACCCTTTCACCAGACAGGTGGAATGTGTGCACGCCATTCGTCAGCTAACGCTGATGTTCGGCAAAGTCGAGCAGAAGTGCTCGCCAGCGCGAAACCAGGCTGCTGTGGATCAGTATGTGGAAACAGACCGTCAGATCCACGATGACATGGAGCGCATTACTATGCGCCCCGACTTCTACAATCGGGATATTCTTCCGTTGAAGAAGGTCATCGCGACCGTGTTTGGCGACGTTCTTAGTCGCTTGGACGAACTCATCTTTCGAGGTGAGCTCGTTCCCGCTCACGGTCCAGGTGCGACCGCTGACAAGTTGGTTGGCAACCAGAAGTTCCGTCAGAATGAATGGACGGATCGGATGGAAGGCTTGTTCCCTTATGGGGAGTATGCCTTGCCTAACTGGCGTCATGCGTACGCGCTGGAGGATGTAACCTGGCGTTCGCCCTCGGACGAGCGGCCTGTCAAGGTCGTCTTTGTTCCGAAGACAGCAAGCACACCCCGAGTGATAGCGATTGAACCGACCTGCATGCAGTACATGCAACAGGCCATCAGTCGCCAGCTCGTGTCCCTCTTGGAGGCGGACCCCAAAGCGAACAGCTTTGTTGGTTTTTCCGAGCAATGGCCCAACCAGGTCATGGCTCGAATCGGCTCTGAAGATGGATCCTTGGCCACGTTAGATCTTAGCGAGGCCTCGGACCGTGTGCCCAACTGGCTCGTGGAAGAGCTCCTGGAGCAATGGCCTCATGTGAATGAGGCCTTCCAGGTCGTTCGCTCACTGCGAGCCGACGTACCTACTGTCGGGGTGATCCCCTTGCAGAAGTACGCGTCTATGGGTTCCGCTTTGACATTCCCAGTTGAGGCGATCGTCTTTTCGACGATCGCCCTGGCTGGCATGTGCCAGAGCGACGGCAAGTCACCGTCGTGGAAGCTCATTCAGAGATTCCGCGACAGGGTACGCGTCTATGGGGATGATATCATTGTCCCTACAGGCTACGCTGCAACAGTGATGCGCTCCTTGGAGTTTTTCGGCTTCAAGGTGAATTCCGCCAAGAGTTTCTGGACCGGAGGGTTCAGAGAGTCTTGCGGGAAAGAGTACTATCGTGGACAAGACGTATCAATCGTCAAGTTCCGTCAGGTACTTCCCCGATCACTGCGCGACGTGACAGAGATCATGTCTACCGTTGACACCAGGAACCAGCTATTCCAAGCTGGTTTCAAGGATCTGGTAGTCATGCTCGACGACGTTCTGGTGAAGGTCCTAAAAGGATACTTCCCGTATGTCGCTGAGACATCTCCTGTACTAGGCCGACTGTCCCCCTCTGGTCTCTACGAGATCCAGGGTATGGACGAGGACTTGCACTCTCCTTTCGTTAGGGGATTTGTGAGTTCTGCCAAAAGTCCAAGAAATTCTTTGGACGGATGGCAAGCCCTGTTGAAGTGCCTCCTGATGGCCGGCGATTCTTTGCCGGATTATGAGGACGATCCTCATCCTTCATCGGATTTGGACCCTCAGAACCAACTGGAACACCTCACACGTAGTGGGCGACCACGAGCCGCTAGCATCAAGCTCGTGAATGCCAAACCCTTCTAGGGTTTGGGGGGCTATGTAAAATGCCCCGAGT